GGCTCGGTCGTTGCCGCCGCGTCAGGGGCTGCGGCCTCGGTCGCAGGGGCGGCGACAGGTTCAGTGGCGGTGGTGTCAGGCGTAGTCATGCCGGGCTCCCGGTGGGCTTGGTCAGTCGGGGGATGTTCGACTCGAACTCCCCGTGCATGTGTTCACGGGTCCGGGCCTTGGCCTGGAACTCTCCGGCGTCGGAGTACCCGAAGCCGGCCGCGGTCTTCGCGGCGTTGCCTTCGATGCGCTCGCGCAGCCGCTTGCCCTCGAAGGAGTCCATCGACACCGCGCGCTTGCCTTCCGACGCGAGCTTCTGCTCGAACGCCTCCCGCGTCGCGAACTCCCCTTCCTGCTGCGCGTGGCTGTAGCCCCCGGACGCGCCGGGGCCGGGCGTGCTGAAGGTGCTGTAGCGCAGATTCGGGGCAGAGATGATCTTGGGCGTGGTCGCGCCACAGTCCTCACACTCGACGGTGAGGGCGTCGGTGGGGCGCGGGGTCCATGTCTCGTCCGCGCCACAGGCGCAGGCGATGCGGTAGCAGGGCAAGGGTTCTCCTATCCGAGGGCGGGGGCGGCGCCCCCGGAGGCTTCAGGCAGCGGCGGGGCGAGCTCTTCGCCTCCAGCGCCGACGCCGCCGCCCTGGAGGATCGGCTGCATCTCGTCCGGCACGCCGGGGGCGGAGGCGTCCAGGGGCGAGGCCGGGGCGTTGCCCGGCATCCCCGGGCCCATGCCTGGGCCCATGCCTGGGGGCGGCGGTGGCTTGGACTCCTGGAACACGTGGCTCCAGTTCAGCGCGCGCAGCAGCTCCTTGACGACGAGCTCCTGGTCCACGTTCGGGTTGCCCCCGAACAGCAGGTCGGCGAAGGCCTCGATCTTCTTCAGCTGGACGGTGGAGTTGTCCTCCGCCGCGTTGTACGGGTGGGCGCTGTAGTCGAAGTCCCATGCGCCGTCCTTGGTCTCCAAGCCGAGCGTCTTGAGCGTGGCGACCTTCTCTCCGCCCTTGTCCATCTTCAGGTAGATCGCCTCTTCGTCCTTCTCGGAGAGGTACAGGCCGAAGAGGCGGATGGTCGACTGCGCCGCCCACTCGATGGCGTCGTAGATCTCCTTCTGGCGCCGAGCGTTCCGCGTCTTCTGGGCGGTGTCCACGAGCGCGAGCTCGGTGGCCACGTCCGCGCGCCCGACCTGGCCCCGGCTGTACGCCGGCAGCGCGAGGATGAACTCCAGCAGCTGCTGCATGGCGTCCATGCGGTTCACGAAGTCGATGGGCAGGGGGTTGCCCTGGCTCCACTGGATGACGTCGTTGATGTTGTACTTGCTGGAGCTGATCTTGGCTTGGATCAGCTCGCTGGGGCCTCTCCACTTCGACCACGCGGAGAGCAGCTCGTCGGGGTTGTCCACGCGGTCGAGCACGGCGACGGGTCGCGGCATCGCCGCCATGACGTGCTCGTGGCTCATGGTCGACAGCTGGTTCAGCCGCGCGAGGGGCTCGCGCACCATGGAGGCGTCGCTGAAGCTCAGCAGCCCGAAGAGGCCGTCGTTGAAGCTGATGCGCCAGTACGGGTTCTCCTGCGTCGGGAACGGCAGGGCTCCGTCGAGGAGGGGCTCGTCGTAGCCCTCCATCAGATGGTAGAACTTCTTGGCGACGAAGTCGTAGACCTCGTAGACGACGGCGTAGGTGTAGGACTTCCGGGACGTCTCGATGTCCGTGTCCTCCCCCTTGGTGTCTGTCTCGAGCCACGAGGGGTACGCCTTGAAGAGGTTGGCCGTCTCCTCGCGGTGCTTCATGTCGTACTTGGCCTTGGCGTCCTTGCCGCGGCCCTTGGACTTGCACCGGCTCAGGAACTCCGCGCGCGTGAGAGGCACCGCCTCGATCAGGTAGCGGATGTCGTCCCACTCCTCGGCGTTCTTGTCGTACCAGATTCGCGTGGGCGGCACGACGCGGAAGCGCGGGCGCTGGCGCTTCTTCGAGTAGACGATCTTGAGGAAGCTCTCCCGCAGCAGGCTGGTCTGAGCGGCGGCCCGCCACAGCTTGGACGTCAGGCGGTCCTTCTCGAAGACGTCGCGCACCAGGTGGCTGCGGACCTCGGCGGTGGCGGACAGCGCCTGGCGCCGGGCCCGGATGTCGCACGCGGGGTTAGGAGGCACGATGTTGCTGACGAGGACGTCGACGAACGCGTACATGTACGGCCACTGGACCGTGGCTTCGGTCTCGTCGTCGGTGTTCTCCCCCCAGAAGTCGCCGCGGTACGCGGCAATGTCCTTGTTCCATCCGGCCAGGTTGGCCTTGTGTTGGGCCTTGTGGTGCTTGATCACCGACTGGAAGTGGGCGACTGTGCCGGAGGTCTGGGGAGTAGACATAGACGTGGTCCTAACCGTGGTGCCGGGTTAGGGCAAAGGATCGGCGAAGGGGAGGCTGAGCTGCGCTGCCTGGTCAAGCGTCTCCGGCATCTCCGGGTACAGACGGAGCAGACGCTTGACGACGCCCGGGGCTACAGGCGTCGCGGGGGCTGGCGGAGCTTCTTCGAGGTAGACCGCGCTTCGTGCCTCCATACACAGCACGACCGCGACCCGGCGCCCGTCGGCACGGACTATGTCGCTGCGCTTCAGCTGATCGACGCTGGTCACCCCGACGGTGTACTCCCCGTCGACGAGCACCCGCACGTGTAGCGGCGCCTTCGACAGCAACAGGCCCATGTCGGACTCAGGGACGTGGGGCCCGTCGGCCGTGGCCAGGTGCAGCGTGATGTCGCCCGTGCCGAGATCGGCGGGGGGCTGCAGCCAGGGAGCTCGCGGGAGACGGATGCGCACAGCCATTGAGGCTCCTTGTGTTCCAAGTACCGAGGTGATCGCGCAGGGTCAACGCTTCTTGTTGAGGCGTTTGTATTCTCGCATGAAGTCGCGGGTGTGCTCGTGGAGTCCGGGCATGACCGAGGGCGTGAGGTCTGTGCGGGGCCGGTCTCGGAGCGGCTGGAACTGCACGCCGTAGCACGCCCACAAGAAGGCGCTGACGCGGTCCCAGTGATGCTTCTGCCGGCGATGCGCGCCAGGCTCGTCCGGCACCAGGATGGCGGCCGTCTTCGACTTCTCCACGCTCTTGTCGTGGCGGTACGTCGACAGCTGCGCGTGGAGGTTGTGACTGCGGATCTCCAGCACGCCGCGCCCTCCCTGGGCCTTGTCCAACGCCATGTCGATCAGCAGCCCGAGCGCCTCCTCGTGGCGAGGCTTCGACATCGGCACGCCAGGGGTCCCTCGCTTGTAGTAGTGCAGGTTGCGCAGGTTCCCCTTGTCCTGCTCGACCTCCAGGATCGTGACGGTGCCGGCGCCCACGCCATTGTTCTCGCAGAAGACCTCCGCGTTGTGGTAGCGCGCGGCCGCGGCGACGATCGCCATCGCGAACTGGTGCGGGTCGACGGTGTTGCTGCTGAACTCCGCCACCTGCACGATCGCGTCGGCCCAGACCTCCAGCACCTGGAAGGACGAGGGGTCGCCGCTGCCCCACCCGGCGGGGTCGGCGCCGATGACGTAGCGGGCCCCGGCCTGGGGCGGGTGGTACTCCTGGTAGCAGCCGTCCTGCGGCCGCCACTCGACCAGGTTCTCCGGGCCTCCCGAGCGTCGAAGCATCGCCTCCATGGCGTGGCCGGGCATCGTCGAGTTGCCGCTGATGTGCCAGCAGCTGATGTCGTCCTTTGGGTAGAACACCCACAGCAACTCGGGGTTGCGCCGCACCTTGGGGTCCATGGTCCGGACCTCCCGCAGGAAGGCCAGGTTCTCCAGCGTCAGGAAGCGCACGTCCTTCGGGCGGCTGATCGGGCCGCCGTCCTTCGGGCCGTGCAGCGTCATCAGCGCGATCTCGTCGTTCGACAGGCGCCAGTCGGGGCGCCACGGGCGCTCGTTGAGGATGGAGGTCCACATCGGCGCGAAGACGTACAGCCAGCGCCCCAGCCCCTGCTTGGCCTCCATCATCAGGTCGCGGTACGCGGCGGACGACGGCTCGGTCATGGCGCCGGGCGTCGACTCCACGACGACCGCGGCGTTCTTCCGGTTGGCCACGGCGGGGTAGTACTTGTTCCAGAACCCCCCGAAATCCTTGTGGAAAGGGCCTTCGGAGATGTGCGTGAAGGCGATGCCTCGACCCAGTCCGGTGTTGCCCCGGAAGCCGGACGTGAAGGTGGAGTAGCTGCCGCCGTGGACGAAGTTCAGAACGCGGCTGGCGCGGGTGTTCCGTGTCGGGAAACGCAGGCCCCTCGGGGTGTTGTTGTACGTCAGCATCACGTGCTCGAACAGCGCGTCGGCGCGGGCCTCCTCGTCCGCGATCGTCGCGGCCTTCGTGGCCGGCGTGTACTGGACGCGCGACAGCAGGCAGTTGGCCGTGGTCGCCGACTTGGTGGTCTGCCGCGCGCCGACGAGCGCCAGGAACTTGGTGTGCCCGGAGGCCTGCCGCGGCGGGCTGGAGACGTACGCGAGGATGCTGTGCTGGACCGCCGGGCAGATGTCGTGCCTGAAGCGGATGATCATGTCCGTGGCCTGGTCCAGGACGTGGCCGTGGTTCGGCAGGTAGAAGTCCGGCCGGGCGAGCTCCGCGAGGCGATCGGGGTCCTTGAGCTCGCGGGGCACGCGCTTGTCGAGCTGCCAGGCGTGTTGCTCCGTCACGGCTGGCTCCAGATGAACGCCTGCCACTGCTCGCCCGTGCGGGTCTCCTCCACGACGTGCGCGGGAAGCAGGGTCTCCGCCAGGTCGCGGATCTGCTCCCATGCCGGCGCGGGGTCCAGAGGCCCCAGCCGAAGGGTCGCCGGGGGCGTCGAGTCGTGGAAGAGGTACAGCGTGCGGGACGAATCGACGGGGTTCCGCTGCACCCCTGCACGCCAGCGCCCCCCGAAGATGGACTCCAAGGAGAAGCAGGCCCCCGCCAGAAGCGCGTCAGTCCTCTCCATCGGCGTTGTCGCGAGGAGGGGGCTCACGCGAGCTTCCCGTCGTCGACGAGGAGCAACGCGACCGGCCAGTACTTCTCCGACCGGCGCAGGTCGAGGACGGTCTCCGCGCCGAAGAACACCTCCCCAAGAGACCACGCCATCTGCAGCGCGGGGATCTCCTCGGTCTTGATGGCGACGGTGCGCTTGAGCGCCTCGTCGACGCCGGCCTCGCCGTAGATGTACAGGTACTCGCGCATCAGGCACCATCCTCGTCCGCGGACACAGCCACGGCGCTCGGGTTGGGGAACTGGGTCCAGGAGCCCTCGAACACCGGAGGTTTGGGCAGCCTCTTGGGCTCCGGCTCGTTGCCGCCCTTCGCCTTGCTGTCCTGCAGCCGGCGCTGGAGCGCCTGGGAGTCCTCGAACACGAGGCTCTTGAAGATGTTGTTGGCCATCTCGGTGACGGCCTCGCCGGCCTCGACGGTGATCTTCCCGACCGCGACGTAGACGCCGACCTTCTTCAGGAACAGCCGATAGGACGCCTGGTCCTCGATGTCCGGCAGACCCATGAGCGCGTCTTCGATCTGCTTCCGCACCTCGGGGGTGTGGTTCAGCATGTAGGAGCCGTAGTCAGACATTCGCTTCATCCTCGGGAGACCAGACCTGGTCGGTGACAGCGTACTTCCTGTGCCAGTGCGACTTGAAGCTGGTGGCTCGGGTGAACCCAGAGCCCTTGAAGTACATGGGGTTGAGGCCAAGCGCCATCTCCGGCGTCTGGCCCCGCTTCAGCCGCGACTTGAACGTCTCGTAGGGGATGCGGAAGTAGAGCGAGGCGTGGTACACCGACCGGAAGTACACGTCCGCGACCTTGAACTCGGTCCTGTGCCCCTTGGGCTCCAGGTACGGCGTCGCCTCCTGCCAGGTCTTCAGCTTCTTGGGGCTGCGGGCGTAGACCGCCAGGCTCCATCTCGTGAGCGGCGACGGCAACAGCATGGCCCAGGGCTTGGCGTTGCTGAACGGCGTGCTCGGGACGGCGAAGCGAGGCAGGGCGTCGGCGTCGAAGCTCTGGTCGGGGCGCAGGTAGGTCTTGCACTCCCGGCGCTGCAGGGCGGGGTCCCGGAGCGGTGCGTCCAGGAACTCGAAGCGGAGCTCCATGGCGGCGTGCGCGTCCACGCCCCGGGGGAGGGGCGCCGGCAGGATGTTGATGCGCTCGACCCAGGTCCGGAAGCCAGGCATCGTCATGGCGATGTCGAGCTGCCGGCGTGCGCGGTCGACGTCGACCGTGTCCGTGAGGTTGAGCGCCCAGGCGGTGAGCTCGTCCAGGCCCCGGAAGTTGAGCAGAGGGCACTGGGTCGGGACCTCGGGCAGGTAGCTGCCGGCCCAGACGAAGGGCGAGGTCAGATCCAGGGCGGGGTGCTGGAGCGGCCAGGGGTCGTCCCGGGCGATGAAGGCGTCGGGTCGGGCGATGGTGTCCTGGAGCACCGAGCTGCGCTCGAGCAGGAAGAGCCACTGGCTCGTCCTCGCCTGGTGGTTGTTGACCAGGTGGATGCCCCGGGCGGCGTGCAGGCCGTTCATCGAGCCGAAGGCAGGCATGCCGATGGGCAGGGCCTCCGCGCACTGACGGACGAGCCACCGGACCTCGGGCGCAGTCCGGTAGTTGAACATGGAGTCGACGGACTGCAGCAGGTGCTGCTGCGGGCGGTTGCTCACGAAACGCCCGACGTTGCGCGGAGGTAGAGCAGGCACAGCCGGGCGGCGTGGTCGGCGGCTCCCGGGTGCGAGAGGTCGACGTCGTCGAGGCCCACGATCTGGTACGTGGCGCCGGCGTCGCCGACCAGACCGAAGTCCACGTGCGTGAGCATGGACGGCTGGGCGCCCGGCAGCGTGCACAGGAACCAGCGGTTTACGCCCGGCACGTGATAGAAGCTGGCGGCCTCGACCTGGTCCATGCCGGCGGCCGCGGCGAGATCCCGGGCAGCGTCCGGGAGCCGGGCGGGGGCGGGGGGCTCGGTCTTGGCGAGGTGGGCCAGGATCAGCGTGGCCGCAGCTTCGTAGTCGACTTCCGGGCGCAAGGGGCGTTGCTCCCGGACGGACGCCAGGGTCGGGACGACGTGGTAGCGGCTCGGGGCCGTGGGCCCCTCCAAGGGAGACGAGAAGAAGTAGACGCTGCTGCTGTCTCCGTCGTCGAAGACCCAGCCGTGGTTCGACCCCCGCGTCCGACGCAGCTCCCCGCCTGGCAGGCCCAGGGCCTCGGCGAGCGCCACGTTGTACGGCGCGGGCGTGTCCTCGGGCGGGGTACATTCCGCGAGCAGGGCGTCGATGCGCTCGATCTCGGCGGCGTGCTTGGCGCGGGCTTCCAGGGCGCGGGCGACGTCGCGGTACAAGCACAGGTGGAGGTCGTAGATCGGGGGGCCGGGGCAGACGACGCGGTGCCCCAGCAGGGCGATCCCTGACCACTCAAGGCGCCCGACGAGGGCACCGCAGTGGTGTAGGTCTCCGTCGGCCATGACGGTGAAATCGGAGTGCCCCGTGACGAGGAAGCTCCAGTCGCTGATGGGTCCGGTGACGGGGATGCGGGTTTGTTCGGGCACGGGAAGCTCCAGGGTGTGGACGTCTACAGGCGAGGCCGGATCACGCGCTCCAAGACGGTGAGGCAGACAAGGTTCCACCACGCGTAGACGCCGGTCCAGATGCCGAACGTCCACGACAAGGTCTCGGCTGTTTCGGGTTGCATGGGCGGTTCCGGGCGTTTGCGGTTCGTGCACCCTACTTGTAGTACGCCGCGAGAAGGAGCTCAAATTCTCTCCCGAAACGATCGTCTACGCGAGGCGTGGGAGCGGGGAACTGGCGTCCGTTTCAAACCGTCAGGTTTGAAACGGAAGGACGGTAGGGCGGAAGGGCCGGCTGTATCTCGGTCCTCCTGCTGGGGCGTGGCGGCGGAGGCGTGGCGGCGGAGGCGTGGCTGGAGGCCAAGCAAGTTTCAAACCGTTCCGGTTTGAAAGGCCCTGTCTTGGGAGGAGCGAGGGGCTCCATCCAGGCCGGGCCTGGCGCGGGCCGAGCCCGGACAGGGCCCGGACAAAGGCTTGACATCTTGTTGACGTTTGACACCCGCAAAAGCCGTTACCTACGGAGGGACGACGGGCGACGTTTCCAACTTACCGTCCAGCCCCGTACGGCTTACGTCCAGAAATCCTAAGCCTTACAGGTCTTACGCTCCCCGCTACAGGGCTCCAATTAGCCTCCCGCAGCGCTTACAGCCCTCTTAGGTCTTACGGTGAAGCAGGGACTCGGGGGGACTCTAAGCCCCTGCCCCCGCCCTAAGGAAGGATAGGGGGTCCTAAAGCCCAGTGATTCCAGGCACTTAGCTTACGCTAAGTCTTAGCCTGGACTGGGCGCCCCCCTACGCTACCGGGCCCCTTAGGCCCTACGCAGCCCCCTTGTAAGGCGACCCGACCCGCACGGGCTGGGATCCCATGAAGTAGAAGCTCGATTGCCCGTGCTCCACGACCGTCGACCAGAACGGCGGACCCCAGCCCGTGCGCCGTCGTAGCTCTCCCGACAACGCTGTCAGCGCCCGCGCGCCTTGTGCGAGCGTAAGCCACGCCCCTCCCCAGTACAGGACGGCGTCATACGCATCGCAGTAGGGGCGGGCCTTCCGAGCGCTGGCGTGTGCCCGTCGAAGGGAGTCAAACGCCGTGAACAGGGTTTGTGTGTCGGTGTGTTCCATGCCCTAAAGGTACTCCGGCGCTACCGGGGTTGCAAAGGAATCGAGGGACCTGTTGCGAAAGCGTAGTGATCCCGGGCACTTGCGAAGCGATCGCCCGCGCCCCGAAGACGATCGCCCGGCACGTCGCGCCCCGTAAGTGCCCGGAATCACTGCGCTTTCTGCGCCCCGCCGTGGTTTGGGCGGCCTTTGCGATAAACCTTGTCCCGCCCGCGCCCGCGCCCGCGCGTTTCAAATCCCGTGCCAGCCGTAGATGTCGCGGTCGGGCGTCGTGATTCCACGCACTTAGCGCTCCCTACCCCGGACCCCGGCGTGGATGTCGCGGTCTATGTGCCTGAAATCACGACGCCCGGCCCGGATCCACGACATCGATGTCGTGGATCTGGCCTTGCATAGCCCCGATCCGGGGGTTGGCACGGGCTCCCGCGAGGCTCGATCCGCCGTGGTGGCGGGTTCACAGCCGCTGGCACGGGGGCTGCAATAGTGGTTGGCGTCCACGGGGCACACCGCCCCTCAGGACAGCCCCACAAGGGGCAACGACCGAAAGCGCAGCGATTCCAAGGGCTTAGCCCACAAACGATCTTTCTCGGATCATTTGTTGGCACTCCCCGAATCAAGCGCCTAAATGGTTTGTGTCTCCGGGGTTGCAAAGCCCCTCAGGACAGCCCCACAAGGGGCAACGCTCTCACTACAAAGCGAACGCCAGCCCGCAAAGGGGATCCGTCTGGATCGTGGCGTCCTTACAAACCAAACTCCAGATAGGAGGGACGATATGGGCATCCGCCTTATCCGTCCACGGTACGCGGACCCCGACCGTGTACGCCATGGAACCATGGTTAGAGAGCCCACCCCGACAGCGGGTTGGGCATATGGCACGGGTGAAACCGTCGCCGAACGCAAGTCGGCACAAAGGCGCGGTACGCGCTGGGCTGCAGGCAAGGCCGCAGAGGCCCGTTTCTGGCGGGCGATGGAACACGGTCCGCGTCTCAACATGGCGCACCTGCAGGACCTGAGGCACGCGCGCCCATGCGGCAGCGAACCCGTGCACCTGCCCGCCATGGACGAATTCTGGGACCGCGATCGGTGGACGCTCGCGGGTCCCGATCGCGCGGCCAAGCGCCGCAAGAAAAAGCGCGGCGGCAAGCGCTACTAACGCACCTGAGAGCCCCGGCGGAACCCCCGCCGGGGCACCTCGCGTTGGGGTGCATGCACCCGCCAACACCCGTCCGCCCTCCCCCGCTCGAGATCCGCGCATGGCACACGGCTGCCGGGGATCCGCGCATGGCACACGGCTGACGTCCCCTGAAACCGGAGGTTGCTCTATACCCTAAGCATCGCGTAGCCCTACGTTAGGTAGGGCTACGCCCTCTCCGGATACCCCCACCCCGCCCGGCTTGCCGGCGCGGGGTGCCCTTGTTTCTGGAGGCTCTGTGCCGATCAACAGACGACGGCGTCCGTCGAAGCCGACGACGCCCGCCACCACCGCACGCCCCGTCCGCACGGGCCACGGGTCCATCGCGGACCTGCTGTTCATCCGTGAGACGTGCAACGGCACGTCCACGTGCCCGTGCTTCGCGTGCTTGCGGCGGCGCAAGTGAGCCGCGCTTTGTGGCGGCTCGCCCTTGCGGCTGCCCAACTCACGACCGTCGCATGGCTCGCGGGCGTGCGCCCGTCGCACGTGCTGGCCCTGCTGTGAACGGCTGGACCGGCCTTGTCTGGCTGCTGTCGCTCACGGCCATGTGCCACGTGCTGGCGGCAGCGCTGTCCTGAACCCCTGGAGGTGCCCCTATGCCTGAAGGCTACACAGTCGGTCTGAACCTGGACCGCGTGAACGTCGCACGATTGCATGCGATCATCCAGGACCTGAGCCCAAACGGGCGTTGGTACTGCGGCACGATCGGCAGCTACAAGCGCGCGGCCCAGCTTGGGGTCCGGCGCTCGGCGTTGGCTCCGACTATCGCGTACTGCTGGAACCGGATCGCTTACCTGTCCTGCAAGGAACGCGGGGACAAGGCGGGCATGAAGGTCTACCGCCACAGCATGGACCTCTGTCTGGACAGCATGGCAAAAGCGGACACATCTGTGTGCTGGGAGGTGCCCCTCGCGTAGACCCACAAACCCCTGACCCGGAGTTCTTTCTGGTTGAACGTGGGCGCACGGCTGCAAGGTCGTGCGCCCTCTCCAACCTGGAGGCCCTGTGCCTGTTACCTCAGACGAGGACGCCGTGCGCGTCCTACGTCCCTTGGTCTGTAAGGACCGCGAAGCTGAGCGGCTCGCCGTGCTGTGCATCGGTGCACGTGGCGGCGTCGTGGATGCTGCCGTGCTGACGGTCGGCAACGACAAGTTCTGCATCGTCTGCCCGAAGCAGATCTTGCGCTACGCCCTGACGCGTAGTCGGCCCGTGGCCGGCATCGTGTTGGCGCACAACCACCCGAGCAACGACCCGACGCCCAGCCGGCAGGACATCGACTGCACCCAGCGTGTGCAGGCGGCTGCCGAGGCCGTGGGGCTGCGCCTCCTGGACCACGTCGTGATCTGCGACGACAGCCACAAGTCTCTGGCCCGCATGGGCCACATCGACGGGGGCGTGGCCCCCATGCTTCTCGCCTACGAGCCCGGAGTCCGTGGTGTCTGACCTGTTCAAAGGCGTGCGCCGAACGCACGCCGTCAAGCGCGGCAGCGCCCTTGCGAAAGACCTGGGAATCTCCGCAGGGGGCTCGGTCTCCGTCAAGGCAGGGCTCTCCTTTTTGCGAGGAAACAAAGCCCCATACCTGTCGGTGACGGCCGAAGTGCGAAACGTCCGGGGTCGTGTCATGAGCGCCGGCCAGCAGCACGACCTCGTGCTGCGCTTGTGGCCGGACCTCGAAGACCTGTGCGCGATGCACTTGTGGACCGTGGGCGAAGGGCCCCTGCACTACGAGGCGAACGCCCTCTACTGGTGGGAGATGCACCACGGGTGGGGCAAGTGGAAGCCCCGCGAGGGACAGGACCCTGCTGCTTTCTTTCGGCGACACACCCGCTGGGGGCTGCGCTACCCGCACGACCAGGACGAAGACCCTCTGACGTGGTCCCTGTCCGACGCCGGCGAGCCCGACCCCTCCGACGGGTGGCTCGCTGTCGGCGGGGTGTGGACCCGCAACGGAGAGGCGTGGCGGGAGCACGCGATCTCTGTGCTCCGAGACAAGCTGCGGTTCATCCTACGCAGCCGCCAACCGACGCTGCAAGGCGCGTTGGTTCACGCACTGATGGACCACGGCATCGACCCTGACTGGAACCCCGGGAGGTCTGCATGACCCGTAACAACAGCTACGTCAGCGCAGCCAGCCGTGAGGCTGAGTTGCTTGCCATCATCGCCGAAGACGAGGGCTACGAGTCCATCGACCAGCTGGTCGAAGACCAGGCCCTGCGCTCTGTGCAGTACGGCGTGTGCGCCTCGTGCGAGGCCACGACCTCCCGCGTGGAGCCTGACCAAGACGCCGGGTGGTGCCACGCGTGCGAGGCGCGCAAGGTCAAGTCCATCGGCATCCTGTCGGGGCTGTGCTGACACCCAACGCCCTGGAAACAGGGGGTTGAGCAAGGCCCACGGCGGAGCCGTGGGTCCTGTCCAACCTGGAGCACAAAGCATGAAATTCTACGTGTACGCAGGGCACGCCCCGCTGGGCCAAGAGCCTTTGGGGACGGCAGACCGCTGCATCTGGACAGACCTCAAAACGCCAGCCGGCGCACGGCGTCGAGCGTCGCGCCTTTTCCCGCAAGGCTTCAGCCTGTACAGATTCACGAACTTCTACAACAACGCCACGTTCGTGAAGGTGGGGCCATGACCCCCAAAGGCATCGTCGTCTACGAGGACCCAAGCGCCCTGAACGGCGACCCGATCGTGGCCATCGCCACGAATCTGAAGGTCCCGAGCAGGAACGCCAAGACCGGCAAGGTGGTCCAGGTCTGGATCCTGCCCGCTGTCGAGCGTCCGCACGAGGCTGTGAGGTCCGGCGCGGACGCCAGCGTGTGCGGGGACTGCAAGCATCGGCCCTCGTTGGAGGGCACGTGCTACGTGCCGACGTTCCGTGCGCCGGGTGCCGTGCACGCTGCCTTCCTTCGAGGGTCGTACGCCAGGCCCTCGCCGACCGAGGCTCGAGCTCTGCTGGCAGGGCGCGTGGTCCGTCTCGGGGCGTGGGGCGACCCCGTCGCCGTGCCGCTGGTCGTGTGGCGCGCGCTGCTGCGCGACGTCAAGGGCTGGACCGGGTACACGCACCAATGGCGGCTGCCCACGGCCCGGCCCTACCAGGCGCTGCTCATGGCGTCGGTCGACAGCCGCGCAGAGTACGACGCCGCGCGGGCTGACGGGTGGCGCTGCTTCGGGGTGCACGCACAGACGGAGCCCCGGCCCGAGATGCCCGGCCTCCGGCTGTGCCCGGCGTCGGACGAAGCGCCGACCAAAGACTCCGTCACCTGCGCCACGTGCAGGCTGTGCGACGGCAACGACCGAGGGGCACGCCGCCCGTCGGTGATCATCGCTGTGCACGGGGCGAAGTCCCGTCGCATGGCCCCATCTTGGAGGTGACCGTGGCATCCCACGAACACACCACATTCGCCCAAGCCTGCGAACGGCTGGACATCCAAGGCACGTTGGAGCGTATCCCCGGCACAGCGTTGGCGGACACCGCTTCCACTTCGGACCCCGACAGCCCTGCCTACGACGGCGAGACCCTCGTGTGGTGGGACGGACAGCGCACCATCACAGACGGGCGCGGACGACCGGTCTACGTGGACCGGGACGGGTGCGAGCACGTCTGGGACGGCTCGGGCTTCGTGGGTGTCGTCGCGACCACGCACCACGCCGTGGTCCCCGTCGGCGTGCGCTTCCCCCGCATCTGGCAGGCGATCGCCTTGCTTCGGAGTCTCCGGTGAAACACGCTTACGCGTACTGCCCTCCGAAGGTTGGGCGCAAGATCAACCCCTTGTTGAAGGGGCTGGACGACGCGCAGATTTCCTTCCTCCGACACCGCCTCGCAGGGGCGATGCTCGCCTTCCACCGCGCAGAAGAAGCAGCGGCGGCAGAGGCGGCGACGCAGGGCTGGATCCTGTTCCAGCACTCGGCCCACGACGAATTCGTCGCGGCGAAAGCCGCCCTCCGAGACGCCCGCATGCGCGTTGCCTTCGCGGAGGCGTTCCGTGCCTGAGACCGCAGCCCACATCGCCATCATCACTGCCCTGCACATGGTCGGCTTCGCGCTGTCCCTCTGGATGCTGCGCGATGTCTGACCCCAAGGAGACACCGATGGAACCCACCCCCCAGCGCCACCTGTTCGTGGTGACGCACGCTCGTGGCTTCGAGCCCGGAGACCCCGACGCGGCCGTGAAGCTCGACAAGCCCAAGCTCTTTGGCAAAGGCCACGGCACCGACCAGCCCGGCGTGCCCTTCCGGCTGTACGACGACGACGACATCCTCTACTACGAGGGGTTCCTGTTCGACCGAGGGCACGCCGACGCCATGGCGAGCTTCGCCCCGCTGGACTGGGCCATGGCCGACTCCGGCTGCACCCGCCTGGACCTGTTCGAGCGCGGCGAGTGGGGGCGGCTGTGAGCAAGACCCCGCGAACCCAAGGAGACACCGATGGAGGCCTTGTGATGAAAGACGCTTTGACTGTGCTGCGCCGCATCCACAAGCGCGCCCAAGACGTGGGGCTGCGCGATGTCGACGCCGACCTGTCCGCCGAGGCCGGCATGGACGGCAGCTACGCCCGCCTGTTGCAGGCGGCCCGGGACCTGGAGACCCTGCGCGTGGTCAACGCCATGGGTCGGCCCTTCAACGTCCGCATTGTGAGACAGGGCGGAGGGTACGGCGCGGACGACTGCCTGACCCACGACAACGCCGACCCGCTCGTGGAGTTCTACGACGCAGCAGCAGACCCCGCCAAGTTCGGGCCTCGGGGGCAGTTCGTCAGCCGCTACTTCCTCTCCACGCTGGAGGGGAGGTCTGTCCCTGCCGGCCTCAACCTGCACGGCGGTGTGAGCGTGTGGCGTGTCAGCGCTGCCAACGTGGCGGCTGCCATCGCCTACGCCCGGAGCCGTCCATGAAGCCCCGCATCCACAACCCCACAGCGTGGGTCATCCGTCGCTTGGACGAGGGCGATGCCAGCGCCAAGACGTTGGCCGCCGAGGTCGGCGTGTCTCCGGACACAGCCCGCCGCTGGGTCAAAGCGCTCGTCAGCGAGGGCATCGTCGAGGCCAAACGGAAGGAGAGGGGCAGCGACGGCAGACCCGCCACGATCTGGGGGCTGGCGTGAGCCGACACCAACAGCGCCACCGCGTCGTGGCCCTGACCCAAGAGCAGGCGTCGACCCTGGCGTCTGCCTTCCGCGCTGCGCACTTCAAAGCCCGCGTCTTCACCGACGCCCCGGCCGAAGTGGTGCGCCACAAGCAGCCGCCCCTGAGCCTCGGCGATGCCATCGGCTACGAGCTTGTGGCGTGGGGCGTGGGCGACCTGGCCCACATCCGCACGGAGACAGACGGCGTGCCTCTCGTGGTGCGCTGCAAGCTGTGGCGCGTCGTCGCCACCCGACCCCGACCGCAGAAGGAGGCGTCGTGAACGTCACAACCGAAACCTTGCTCGGCAGGAGCGCCTGCGCCCCCGGCATCGCCTGGTTCGAGGCCGCGTTCCCTGACGGCTTCGCCGGGGAGTGGACGGCAGACCACCAGAGATGGCTGATCGCCAGCGGCGGGGCCCGGTGGCTGGGCTGGGCCTGGGCCGAGGACCTGGTCCCGGCCTGGTCCATGGCGGGGCAGGACTGGTCCCGCGCCGACCTGCTCGGGGCCGACCTGCGCTGGGCCGACCTGCGCTGGGCCGACCTGTCCCGGGCCGACCTGTCCGGGGCAGACCTGTCCCGGGCCAACCTGACCGGGGCCAGCCTGTCTGGGGCCAACCTGACCGGGGCCAACCTGTCCCGGGCCAACCTGTCCCGGGCCAACCTGTCCCGGGCCAACCTGTCCGGAGCCAACCTGCTCGGAGCCAACCTGCTCGGGGCCAACCTGCGCGGGGCCAACCTGCGCGGGGCCAACCTGCGCGGGGCCCACCTGTCCGGGGCCTGCCTGACCGGGGCCAACCTGCGCTGGGCCAACCTGCGCTGGGCCAACCCTGTCTCT